CTTACTTGCAACATCAGCATTGGTTGCTTGTGCAGCATTTAGAATACCGTTTCCAACGTCTGAGAAAGATCCCCCGGTTAATGCTGCTTGGAGACCTCCGAACGCAGCAGCAATACCCGTTTGCAGCAGTCCTCCGCCCGATGGTACATCAAATGTAATATTTGAAAGTTGAATAGGTACCCCGAGTTTAGCGGATGTCTCGTGTACTAGCTGATTTGTATCAGTAAACATTCGCAAGATACTGTCGCCGGTGAAAAGATCCACCGTATACTGTATAGATAATGTTGTAGCGCCCCACAATTTAGAGGCATCAAGGGGAATTACTCCAAATGGCTGCAAGAAGATAGTGTAGTCCGTGTAAGGGGAGGCATTGCAATACCCTCCACGACTTGCCGCTTGTGGGTGCTTCGGAATACCCACACTTACAGATTTTGTTAAATTATTATTATCTTCTCCCAAAATCCAGCACGGAACGTCTACCGACCACCACCCAACATCTACACTAGAAACAAGCGGTAAATGTGCGGTGATTTCGGCAATACTGAATGGAAAGTAGTTACAACTTACGATATACTGATAGGGATTAAAAAGTATTTTTGTTAAACTGTCACTAATCTCTGCATTGTCTATACTAAGGTACGACACATCGGTTAGCAATTTGGCGGAGAGTTTTTTAGCGTTTCCAGGAGTCATTACTACATAAGTGACAGCTCCAATGGAGTTAGCGGCTTTGGCTATAAATCCAATAACAAAGAAACCTTCACTGATCGTTTCAGCAAAACCTCCTTGAAAAGCATTTGTGACACTCTGAACGGTAGCTTTTGCTGGGTAGAGGCTGTCTGAAATAGTGCCGTCGTACTGTGCAGACGACCTCACCACGTATTCTGTGGAGCTACCAATCTGGTCACGATAGCTTGCCAAGGCATCTACCACAAGCGATGCAGTCCACAAGCTGTTGGAATAAGTCCAGTTTTTTACCCAGTAATAGCGGCCCCAAGTAGGAATGTAGCAGTAATTATACCCTGTTGGGTTTGCATTGGAGGCAATTTTAATTTCGGGGTTAATTATATTGCATGGTGCCTTTACCTCAATATTGGAATCTGTGCCGCTGGAGGGTCGCTTTGTACTATTGGAGCGCTTGGGAAATACATAAAAAGTCGCTTTCACGTCTGCACCTCCTTATAAAAAAATACCGGCGGGCAGATGCCCGCCGGTGCCGGTCAGGACTTCGAGGGGTCTGCGTCCTTGTATGTGGTGGTTTTCAGGGTGGAGGCTCTGGCTGCTTTGCCCGTGCTGGGCGCAGTGACGTCTCCGGCGGTCATCAGGAACAGAACGGCGTTCTCGGTGAAGTCATCGTACCACGACCACCCGTAATGATACCAGAAGTTCGTATACAGGCCGCGGGCATTCATGGGGGTCGGGACCACGCGGGACAGCTTCGGAGTGTATCCGATTGCATCCCAGTCCAGCAGACACCCGAAAACATTGGATAGCTGCACCGCGGCATTCTTGGATGCCACACCGGCGGCAGTGGTCACAACAGGCGTTGCGGAAATGGTTTCGCGCTCGTCGATATTCTGCCAGAACGTGACCTGTTCCGCGTCGCGGTATTTCAGCATATTGTCATGGAATACCTCGGGAATCACGCGGGCGTCGATCTGGCTCTGCGTACCGCTGTACAGATAAAGGTGCTGACGATCATACGGAGTGTGTCGCATGATGTTGTACGTCGTGCTGCCGATCTCCCAATTCTGATGCCAGTTGATGGAACGCTCCTTCATCAGGCGGGAAATATCGTTGATGCGGCCATAGGCGTACTTTGCAAACCCGGGGAAGTTCGCTTCCTTGTACACGTCCTGTACGGTCAGCTTCGTGCCCTGCTGGGCGTTGTACTCATCCAGCAGATAAATAACGCTGGCGGGGCTGGTCACAGTCATGCCGGTCAGATGATTGGCCATCAGGTTGTTGGCCAGGTTACGGCGGTCTGCCTCGATCTGGTTCGACAGATGCAGCACGAAAGAGGACCAGAACTGCGCCAGTTCCTCGGGGCCTTTGAAGGCCGCTTCCATCTGGGTATCTGCTTGCGTGTACACGCGGCTATAATTGGTCTGGCCGTAGTAGTTCGTCTGGAGGACTTTAGGCTTGTGGACTTCGTACATATCCACGCTCTGGCCGTCCTCCAGCGCCCACGCCTTATCGGTGACGGGGTCGGTGTCGCAGAAATTGATCTTCCGCACATGGTTCGACCAGTCGTCGCCCGTGACCTGCAAGCGCTTCAGGGGTGCGTCATAGGGACGGACGGCAAAAATGGTGCGGCCCAACACCTGGCTGATAGCTTTGGTGTAATTGTCGGGGCCGGTCAGCAGCGTGGCTTGCGCAACAGAAACGAAACTAGACGTGTCCACGATGGGCGACGTCGGCTCCTGGCCGGTGGCCGTTTTGTTAATCTCAGTCAAAATTGCGGCAATGTCCGCAAAATCCATACCAAGAGGCATATCACTTCACTTCCTTTCCATAGGTCGGGTCGATGATTCGGGCCGTCACCGTAGCGGCATCTGCCGCCGGCTGCTGCTGGATGCCAAGGCCCAGCGCGTTCGCCTGCAACGTCTGCGTCATAGTCTGCATTGCCTGGGCGCTGGTCTGCTGGCCCTGCAAAATCTCCCGCAACAGGGTTTCGAGGCCGTCATACTGCGGCGCGGGCTGCGGCGCGGGCTGCGGCGCGGGCTGCGGCGCGGGCTGCGTCACGGGCTGCGGCACGGGCTGCGTCACGGGCTGCGGCACGGGCTGCGTCACGGGCTGCGGCACGGGCTTCTCCATAGCTTCGATCTCTGCTTTGGTGTATCCGGCCATTGCGAGGGCCGCTTTTTCACTGATTTTCAACTTTAGTCGCCTCCATTACAACGTATGTGTCATGTGTCAGGCATTTAATGACCTGATCTTTATCGCCTTTGGAGAGAGGACCCACCGCGCAACACTGCCGCGTGTGGGCGACGTCTGCCCAGTCGCTATAGTAGCCGATGCCCAAACGAGTGCAAAGGTCAGCCAGCAGAAAAGCACGCTCGTTTGTGATCGACTGGGCAAAAATGATATAACAACCCATGGTTAGCTTTCCTTCTTGATGTCGTCCAGGGCGAGCCGCATCTCGGTAATAGCCGCAGTGTTCTCCTTGACAACGGTATTACACTGATACCACATCAGCAGAAAAGCGGCGATAGGAAACCCCACGTTAGAAATAGCCTGAATCACAGTATTAGCATCCATTTGAGCACCTCCATATTAAATATAAATACAATAAATCCCAGGTTCTTGCGCTGGCTGACGCATGCCCGCCCCTTCTGGGGGCTGCCTGTGGGCACCTGGGATTAACTTTAATATATACTACCCGTATAAAAAAGTCAAGTACCGCAATACTCACGAAAGAAAATTTCATCCGAGTAGCGCTCAAACTCAATTTGCCTCTGCAAATACGCGGGCCAGATATACCCATACGCGGCCCTGAATCGTTTACGCTCATAATCGCCGGTGCCGTATGTGGGCATCTCACCGGACCGATGCCGGCACACATAGTAGAGGGGTTTACTCTTATGCTCATAGATGCAGCACCGCCCAATTTGTACAAGCGGATAATATTCTCGCAGGGGCCGGGACACTACCAAACTCTTTTCTTCCGCGCTATACTGGTTTTCAATGGCTGATCTATAAAAGTCTGTGCCGCTCATAGACCTATAGAGGGCCGTATTTGCTTTTTCCTTTGCTATGGGACTATCGACAAGATCGACCAGCAAAACGCCCTTATCGGCCAACAGCTTAACGCGCTCTTTTTTGCCGATCATCTTCTCGACGGTATCGGTGATCTCCCATTGCATATAATAGGGGTTGGCCATGCCCACCGCGTTCGACATACACAACAGCGTCAAGGGCTTTTGCCCTTGTAGTTCTCGGTTACGGTTGACCGTTTCATAAATGTTGGCAAGGCCCACACCCTCGCCTCGCCGGTAATAGTCAGATTCTTCTTTCTGGTACTCATCCAAGATAATTATATTTGTATGGGGGCTTGAAAAACCACGGGTTCGAGCGAGAGTCACTACACTACCCACTACGCCCGACATCTTGGCCGGTTTTATGGGCGCTCCTGTATCCGTGTAGGCTCCCGCGTCGCCCACTTCATACAGACCGGCAATTTTAGGCAATTTGAACGGAGCGTAATGCGTTTGCAAATCATCGTTCAACGGAGACCACGGCCACATACTGGGTGAAGCGCAAATAAGTTCCGCCTGCTGCGGCGTGCGGCGCAGATATAGAAATTCTTCCTCGGTCTGGTGCACGTGCTTTAACGCTCCATAAGTCTTGCCGGTACCGCGCCCGCCCCATATAAAAATAATAGGCGCCCCGGTTGACAAGATGCCGTCTTTTTCAGAAAAGTTTGGCCACCCTTCATCGGTGTACAGTTTAATCATCAGACAACCTCCATAATCTTGTACCCTAATATCTTTGCGTATTCGTCAGTAATACCCAACGTGTAGGTATTATCACAAATACACAGGTTTCTTGTTATATGTACCGTATGCCCGTCAACCACAAAATCGGGCACATTGGGCCGGTCATTATAAATAACCTGATTTCCGGCGGCAAGACAAAACGTAAAGCCGGGCTTGAATACCTCGAAACCACCCCATAGGGCCAGCTCCAAACCGCCTTTCCGCTTGCTAACTCCTGCTATGGTAGTAGTAATCGGCCCGCCTTTTTTATAGGTAGTCGCGTATTTCTTAGCGCCCCATGTCATAAACTCCGCATAGCTACGCTCTTGCTCATACACGCCCATGTAATGAGTATTGCCTTTTGGGTCCGTAGCACACGCGCCATTATCTTTCGCAAGCTGCTTCACAGATTTGTTAAACTCCGCTAAATCAATATTACCCATGTATTTGACGCTATCGGTGTCGCAGTACACGCCATTTTTGCCCGCGGCCCATTGCGCTATTTTTAGGCGCTTGCGGGTGTGGGCGGTTGTCCATACGCCCCATTGATACGGTAGAAACAAGTGGGGGCGGTGGTCGTTATAACTGCCCTCCGGGTCGTCGGTGCATTCGCTCCAAAGATTGTCGGGGTCGTCCTCGTCAAAAAGTGTGTCCAGCTGCAAGGGGTCTTGTGCGGTCATGCCGTAGTAGCTATTGAGATCGCCCTTGGCCTTGACATAATACAAATCTTGACCGGCCACACCTTTAAGAGATGTCTTGCCGGTATAGCTCTCTTTTACACAATCCGTCAAGGGCTTTGGCAGTTTGCCATAATCGGACGTGTACAGGTTCAGAACGTTAAGGGCGTCCCAGTCATATTCTTTGGCAATGATTCTAAAATCTATATCGGTTATGGTAATCTCCAACTGTTCCGCAGACAACAGACGGCCATTGTCGTTAATGTATCCTTCACAATGCCGAACCTTTGCAAGGGGGATATATGGAAAACCCCACCATTTAAAGCGTTGGCGCAAACCTTTCACTTGCAAGCGCATCAAGCAAGCCTTGCCGTGCCTCATACATTGCATTAACCTCTCTACGGTGGCCGGTTCCTGCCTAAATGGTGTCATAGGAAAATAACATTCGCATTGAACGGCAGGATAGGCGCTCGACATATCCACGGAACCGACGTTTTCCAAATGTAACCCCACATAATAGCGGTTGGCGTGCGTGTCACCACCTCGGAACGCCTCCCGCAGCATTTGGTACAATTCCCACGACGGCAAAAGGCACTTGACCCGTTTAATGCCCCATTTATACATTGCTTCGCGTGCCATTCGTCGGACGTAGCCAGTGCGCGTCAACGGCAAAGTATAGAGGTCGTCCCCATCTCGGTTCATCTCAATTAACAGGCACTCCACTATACACCGAACATCGTTAATACAATACGCCAATTCTGTAGACGTTAAAGACGTCCATGGGTATCTGACCTTTGAATAATCAAGTGCCCCGGTCAATTTGGCATGAGGGGCGCCAAGCTGTTTGCCCCAGGCATCAAGGGATAAATTACTGTGGCGCATACTGCATCTGTACTCGATAGCGCGGTTGTCACATTTTAAGACCCTGCGGGGTTTGCTGGCGAACACCTCACCCGGGCCAAAATCCAGAACACCCGACAAATATTGAAATTCATGTGCAAGATTGTGAACGTACATGCACAAATACCAATCACCTTGCGGGCCGCTGTTTGCTTGCAAATAGTCGCTGATTGCTCCCGTAAAGTTCAGCCACTCGTCCCACGTCCTACCAATAATAGTAATATCCAGACCGAGTTGACACTGCCAAATATACATTATGGTGTGGGGATTGTCGTTCGCATCAACACATACTCGGCTAGTCTCAATATCAAACGCGCACGGCATATTCACATACAAACGCTTCTTGTTCGTTTTGCGTTTCTTGCCTTTGGTGTGCTTTCTGTCCAGATGCTCCATAAGCCACGGGACAGGGTTATAATTACAAGCCTCCGCCAAAACCTCCGCGCAGGTCGGCGGAACTGCTGCCGTCGCTATAGTCCCATTCTTTGCCATAGTTGACCTCGCCTTGCTGCCACTTTGCAAAATCGTCGATACTGACATTGTAGCCGCCTTTCTCGCGCCAGTACATGATCGGCTGGTCGGACGGATAGTAATATACGCCCGAGGCTTTCACGATCTCCCACCATTCCGACAGGGCCGTGTACTGATCCTCGGGCACGTCGGCTACATCAATACCGCCAACTTTCATTTTTTGCGTAAATTCTTCACGTGCTCCGCCTACGGTGGAGCCTTTAGAACGCACAAATCGCGCTACATCTGCGAGCGCCTGTTCCAATGCTTTACGGTCTCCGCGCATTGCCTTTAGGGTCGGGAAACCTCCTGCAAATTCTTTATAAACGTCACTTGTGCCGCTAATGGAATCTTTTGATAGGCGCTTAATACGCTTCTGCGCAATGTCACGC